GTCCTGAAATTGTAACAGCCGATATTTTGGCTAACAAGTCACGATGGAGTAAAGTTAATCTAGGTATATTTTTAATCTTTGCGATGATACCCTCTCTTAGAGTTTTCTCTAAGACTAAGGAACGCATTCGCTCTATCAGATCGAATGCTTCCGCAAGATCTTCAATTGGATACCCAGTAAAAGACTCAGGGGAGTAATCATCATTAATAAGATGATTCCAACACTCTAGAGTGTTTAGTTCTCGAAGTTTACCTTCGATTTCTAACCATCTCTTAAGTAATCCTCTATATTTCTCTGTATCAGCGTCAACAATAGAATTTATTGCACGCTCTACAGTGAAAGCTACTACTGGATCCAGTTTCACTTCGCGTACTGCTTTTAGACCTTGAGAATCCCATAAGGTTGTATTAGAGGCCTTAGTTAGCAGAGCTAACTGACCAATAAGAACAGACCTCATATATGAGATAATCTGGTCCATAAAACGAACTCGAAGTTCACTATCAGATTTGAATGTACCCGTGAAAATTCCATACTCGCCATTCATGGCGGCAAGGAAATTATCAATTTGGGTCGTATTTGTATATGATTTGAAATCACTTACAAGTATACTTACGATAGTATTCATTCTATTCGTAGGAATCTTTCCTTTTGTTAAAAAGGAAGAAAATCTACGTCTTTCACTAAAAGTCATTATAGACCTAAGTGAAGATAGAATATCATTTCCTATGAATCCTTTATCCCTTAGACGTCTTATCCATTCTACCTTTAACGATAGAGTGGCGTTTTCTCCAAAGAACTGGGCGAAATGAGAGCAAACCAATACCTCTTTAAGAGATATTGGGGAGATATTCATTCCGTTCCATATGTCTTGTGAAGCAAACTGAAAGAATCCGTAAGGTGACACAAATGATTTCGCAAGACCAATAGTTATACCGTAATCTGTACAAACAAGTTTGTAGGATTCGGCTACCCTAGGATCAGCGATTACAATATCATCACCAAGGACAAGGTAATCACGAAAATGATGTATACCAGCCCGTTGGGCAGATAAGTACACAAGATAATGATGTACCAAAGCTAAGGATGCCCAAGAGGATAATATTCCCATTGGTTGACCTCTAGTATAATATACGAATTTTCGTTCGTGATCATTAGATCTATCTCTTTTTTGTTTAAAAGAAGGCTCTAAATAACCACGATTAACGAGTAATTCCATCCATGTAGCTGCAAAAGGCTTTGAAGTCCAACCTGCTAATACCTCTTCATATAATGATTGAGGTATCATGTCGGTTGCGGATTTCAAATCGAAAGAAGCTACAAATCGATAGTTTCTTTCTGCAAACTCACGCACTTTTCCAGATTGATCAAACGTGGCATCACAAGGATGCCCTTTGAGTAATTTGAAAATAGAGTCATGGAGAGGTTTTAAAATGTTTTGTGTCCAGTAATCCCCTATGGCAAAGACTCGTATTTTCCCAGCAGCTTCATACTTGAGGGCTAATTTACCCCTAGGTAGAGATTTTGCTAAAGAATTTACTTGTTCATACCATGGTTGTGAGGGATCCCTTTCCCAAGACCAATTTTCTGTGGCTTTGGAAAACATTTCCATGGCAACTTGACGGTAAGAAGTATCTAAAACAAGTTTGTTAAAGAAACTCTCACCGACAGTACAGATATTTTCTAGGATTGATGCCTCATCTGAGACCCTGGGCTTACCATGGAACTCTTGAACATCATTAGCTACATCAACATATTCTTGAAATAACTCAAGCACATCAGGTTGACGCAGTATTGCTACTGCATCCCAATGGGAATTCATAATTGAAGTACCCAAAGGACCTGAAGACAGAATTAATTTTGGTTCAGGAAAAGCAAAAAGCAACTCAGGTAATATTTTCTTAGGATTAAAATCCTTCCAAAATAACTTGATTTGCTCTCTTGCTTCTTCTTTCTTTGCGGGAGTATTATTACTCTGCATAGACTTTAGAATATCCTGCCAGGTCAATCTTTCTGCTGGAGTAGGTTTAGAAAAATCAGTTGGATCATAATCACTATCCCAACCTGGGAAAAGTGGCATAGAGGTCTTCCAACTTGTTAGACCATCTATTGAATGAGCAACTGTTTCTTTTCCAACATCTCTTAGTAATCTAAGAGATGAAAGAGTATGAAAATCTGCAGCATGAGGAGAAAGGATTGTAGAAAAAGAAGCCGATTTCGCGATCCCCTTAATACCTTTATATGAGTGAAGAAGAGAAGTGATAATTCTAATTGTCATTAGATCATCATTTCTTATTCGTTCTCTGAATTCTTTTGGGATGATGGCAGGGAGTCCGTTTATTAAACGAATTCTTTTACCAAGATCCTGAGTAGATTTTAGAGGATTACCACACAAATATTGGTTAAGGGCAATAGCTGAAACTTTAAGATATAATATAACAAAATTTATATTACTCTTAGATTTCATGAAGTCTAACTTAACGTTAGCTTTCTTGATAGCTTGATAACCGAACATTGGATTTTTTGCATTCAACCAACTTGCTATATCTCTATAGTAAGTAGGAAGAAAATGTTTAAAATTTCTTTTAAACTCAATCATTGAATCCTTTACTAACCAACCAGTTCGTAAAGTAAACATAGATGAAAACTTAGCCTTCCAATCATTAATGGGGGGTGTAGTTCCGTCAGATGTTACTCCGAATCGGGCGTACACAAGTTCTCGAGTATCATCTAGATGCTTAAGAACTTTTAAAGTACCATCATTTGAGAGAGCAACCTTAACCATACGTTGGTATTGGTTCTCTGTAAGATACAACAGATTTGTTGTATCTATAGGATCAATAATGACATAATGAGACTCGGCTCGGATCCAGTTAATGGACCGTACTAAGTTAGTTAAGTTATTCATTGTATTCTTTAGGGTGACTCCTCTTTTGTTTCACAAGCATTGGCTGTTAAGGATTTTAGAAAATCCACTATTATAGGACCAAACTTAAATTTGTGAACCAAATAATTGAGACTTTTATCATAGGTCTTGATTGTTAACGGTAAACTTATATAGGTGTCCATCGTATTTGAGTACATCTCAGATGTACAAATATGCGCTAAATAACAGTCATTGCATTTACATATTTAGGTCTTCCTAATGGTCTATATCTATAACAACTTTAGACTGATTCTATACTTATTGTAACAATTACTTGTTTATATAATAGCGAATCTAATAATCCATAAGGCATCATTGAATTTTATTCTTGATCCCCAAAAGGGCTATCTATAGTTAGTTTAGAAATCAAACTCTCTTGTCATCATAGATGAGGGAGCAGATTTGTGTCCTTTTCCTTTCACTCAATTTACCAGATTAAGTTCCTGGAAGGCGTGGGACGTCCTAGGGGAATAGGATTAGTAATGGGACTTTTCAGTCGAAAGATTGGTAAGATCCCCA